CTACCATCAATGGTACTTGAACAGATTGATGAAGGTTCGACTCCTAAGTATCAGCACACGAAGCTACGCTCTGAGCGAGTGGACGTGCGTGAATGGGGTATCGCAGTTGGCGTAACGCGGAGAATGATTGAGGATTCTCGATTCAATGAAGTCGAGATGGCCTTGAACGAAGCGCGTCGTGCGGTAGACAGACATTTAACCAAGCAGACGGTTTATGCCCTGCTGGGTATTGGCAACGACGATTTCCAGACTGGTGTTCTTAATGCCAGTATTGGGACTACGACTGCAGAAAGCGGTTCTAATAGTATAACTGATTTTGGCGCCAACATTTATGGCGGATTTCAGGGGTCTTCCAGTACGGGAGCTAGTGCAATAGGAACCGGTCGTCTATACAGCTACGGTTTGGTGAGCAACGCGGATTTGGCGCGGGGTCACTACCAGAATGCTGCAAGTACGTCTGGAGTTCTAAGTCTTTCTGACTTGACCAATGCAATTGAGCTAATTGGACAGCACGGGTTTAGTGCGGATACGGTGTTGATTTCACCTGCCCACTACAAGTCCTTGCTTGATATGGCAGACTTTACCTCAACTATTACGGCTGTGGCAAACGGACAGCACGTTGTGGAAGAAGGAAAGCCATTCCGAGATACTCTGGGAACTGGTTTGGTTGGGAATCTATTTGGACTAAACGTATATACTAATGCGTGGTGTCCGTCTAGTAGGTATGGAATCTTTGATTTGTCTTCGAAACCAATGGCATACGTTGAAAGGCGTGGCCTGACGGTAGAGGAAGCAAACCCTGGTTTCGGTATTGTGGGGTCTTATCTATCGATGAGATATGGTTTGAAGATTCTACGTCCTGAGACTGGCGTTATCGTCATCCATTAGATAAATTGAAGGCACACTGGTTGGGGGGTCCAGCTAAAACCCCCAAACGCTTTTATAGAGCGTAAGCTATGAGGATATTATGCCTGTAAATTCAAAATCAATGGGACACGGAAAAACTCGACTACTTAAAGGTAACAATGATGCAACTTTTAAAGATGTTGCTATTTCTTCAGAGTGTAGTTGCTTAAAGTTGATAGTAACAGGTGATGATATCAATGTTAGAGTATTACCCACTTCGGACCCTGGTGAGATGGGACGGGTTTATATTGAGGGTGCTCCTTCTGCTGGCAACCCCAAAACATTGAAGATATCTGGCGGTTAATTTAAGCGCAATCTTTAAATACAAATTTAACCAATTTAAGGATGGGGTGATTTATATGGCACTTCGTGACAACGTATCAGGCAGAGAGTATGACAAATTCGTAAACACATCGGAAGGCACCGCCCTCCGTGTTTCAACGGTAGCAGGCGGCAGCGTATCATCAAATTTGGTGACAGCAACAGGTAGTGCAGATATAACAACTACGGAAACTGTGTTAATTCAGAAACAAACTCTGAATGGTAGAACAGGTTCGTGGTTTGTATACAATACGGATTCTACAGGCGGCGGCGAATCTATGGATGTGAAAATGTATAGTGCATATGTTTCTGGAGCGTCAAATTGGGCAGCTCCGGCATCTGGGGCCACACAATGGGATGTCGTTGGTTCAACCATAACCGTTGCGGCTGGAGATACCAAGCATATTCCATTCAACAATGTTTATCGTTATGTCGCTCTAACTGCCTCTACATCAGCGAATGCGACTTCGGGCGCGACCGCTGAACTTTACGCCTTGTAAGGAGGATTTAATTAGATGGCGGATACCAACTGGATTAGAGTAGGAAGTC